TTGTAAAGAGGTTGCGTATGCGAACTGACAAATACGGAAACAAACTTTTCAAGAAGATGAGGGTCAAGGTCATCTTCCCCGACCAGATTTTCCCTGACCGCACATACGTGCAGCACGCAGGTCCGCGTCAGGGATTCGGTCCTGACGGCGTCGACCAGATGCTGGAGCAGATTGCCGACCAACTTGACACGCTGTACCCGTGGTGGCAGTTTCGCCCCGTCGAGTTGGCGTCCATCGGCAGCACCATCCGTTTCGCTTTCATCTTCGCGGGCAATAATAAGAGCTACGTGCCGCCGCCCGCACTAACACAACCCCCAACAGACAGCACTACACCCGAGCCTGAGACGGAGCGAACGATAGCATCGCCGTCTCAGGAACTGGTGCAACCATGAAGCGTGAACTGTTTGACATCTGGGAAGACCCAAACCCGCCGCATATCGCTTTTCCAATAGCGGTGCAGATGGTGAATTATGTCGGCCACTATAGTTGTCGAGAGACTGCAGAGAGTTTTATTACGTCGACCAAGAAAGCACTCGCGCAGGACCAGAAAGCGGTTACGTCAAAATAAACGGCGGTTTGAATCCGCAGACCATCGGCCCGCAGGGGCAGGCCGCGCAGGTTGTTTTCTCAATTTCCCAGCAGAGCGTGAGAATACAGTCCCACCTCTGCCCGCAGATTTCGCAAACATGCGGCTTGCTGTAGCCAGAGTCTTCGTCCTGAATCTTTTTGGTCACGGCAAAGAATAACAGAAAAAGGTTGACACGTCAAGAGAACAGGAGTAAGATCACATCATGAGCGAAAAACACATAAACCTAGTCTATGCTGACGTGGACATCACGTATTCGGAATCCACAAACAAGTGGGTGTTTGAACTGCGCGGTCGCGAGCGTATCGTCGACTCGCTGAAACTCGCCAAGGAAGCCATCGATAAACCTGAGCCGAAAGGGAAGAACTCATTCAAACGCATCTCGGCGTTCATTCTCGCATCGAAGGATTACAGCGCGACGTACTACTTCGAGGCGGTTGCAATTACCTCGGTTGCCGAACAAAAATCATACAACAGCGAAGTGCAGTTTTGGATTGTGGATTCGAATGGAAAACGGTCGCAGATATCTTCGAAACATGTTTATCAGGACACATCTGAGAATAAAATGCGGATGGCGAAGTATATTGCCGACCGCGCGGGAATCGCCGCCCAACGCCAGCAACTGGAAGAAAATTTGAAAGCGATTGCAACCGTCGAGGTGCCTGATGCAGTATGATGATGCAGATATCCATTCAATGGCTTTGTGTGTTTGGAAAGAGGCGCGCGGCGAGGGGCTCGACGGCATGCGCGCAGTCGCGCACGTTATCAAGAATCGTGTCGGCACCCCAGGGTTTGCACACACCCTTCATGACGTGATTTACGGGAAGAACCAATTCACCAGCATGAGCGTCGCGTCCGACCCAGAATTCAACCTCATTCCTCCCGCAGGAGACTCGCAGTTCGCATACGCTTCGGCGATGTGCCCTGGTGTGTTGTCAGGCAGCGACGCGGACATTACCGATGACGCGCATTATTACGCGAACTTGGCAACCGCTGCCAGCGGATGGTTCGGGCGCGTCATTGCAGGACCTGACGGCTTCGGGACAGACGGTCATGCCTTGACCGCGCACATCGGCAAGCAAAGTTTCTACGTTTAGATCGAGACTTTTTATTTCATAAGTAGTAGGAGAAAATTTGACCGAGTCGGCGCGGGATTCCAAGGCTCATCTGACCATTGGGGCCAATCAAAGCAATACGCCGACACACCTTTCTAACAGGCGGTGGGGCCATGGCGGCGACGAAACAGCGGTTCACATATAAATGCGCGAACGGACATATCACAGAGAAAATCTTCCCGCTCGGCACCCGATTTGATGATTACGACGAAACAACTTGTCTGGAATGCCTCAACGGAAGTAAAGTGAAGCCGACCTACCTGGTCTTCGTCGAGGCCGTTTCGGAGGGAGCAAAATAATGGCTGATGTTCGAGCACATAAATATTATTGCGTTCGCTGTGACCGATTTCTGTACGGCGAAACGCTCGCGTATTTAGCCTCGGCGGTGAACTATCACGCTACATCACAACACCCATCCGATTTTGCAAACTGGACCGCAGGAAGTATTGAAAGTTCCACGCAATACAGCGGAACAAAAGGTCCTTTGCCGCAATATCTTGCGCCGCACGGCACCACATCACATAAAGTGCCGACAATCACAGACGAAGACCGCGCTATGTTGGCGGCTGGGCTCGTTCGATGGTAAGCAAACTTTTAATTGTTTGGCTCGGGGTTGTGGGATTCGGCGGGCTCTGCAATCGACTCTACTGTATTTGGAGGTTTCGCCATGACCGCGACCGAAGAGCGACTGATCCAAATTGGTAACGCGCTCGCGCGCAGCCTCGGACACCAGTTCGGATGTCCGAAGAATTCTGGCGCGGTGCCGTGTATCTGCGTTCGTACCTTAACGCAAGCCCAGGCCCTGAGCGACTGGGAACATTTGGTTGACCAAATTAAGGAGCAGTAATGCAAGACCTTTGGTCCAAAGAATATTGGGAACAGAAAGCCTGGAAGCGCGCCGCGAACGCGAAGGCTGCCGACTTTGAGCCCTGGGAAGAAGCACGCGAGCGATACATCGCCGAGAAGATTGAGCCAACGCTTCAGACCTATCGCCAGAGCGACCACGAATGGTTCAAGGATTTTTTGCGTCGGAAAGGTGAAGTGCTGCACTCCTCAGATTTGATTTTTCGCTTGCAGCAACTGAACCCCCACATCTATGTCCAGTCGCAGTACAATTTCCCCGATGACTGGGGGCTGTACACATCGGCGCTCGGTCGCGTGCAGTTCCTGACTGGTTTACCGAAAGGCTGGTTGACAGAGCTAAGCTATGCTATTGTGGATGACAGAGACCTACCTGTAGAAGAAAAACGGGGCTGGCGGACAGTCCTGGTCTACTGCTTGATGAAGGGCGCCATCACATGGGGGCAGACGATTGCCGAGTTTGGCGAGCCCCTAGACGGCTTCAATGAACAGCGGTGGATGGAAACGACCGCCGATTTTCGGCACGGTGGCGACCAGATTATGCAACGGAATATTGCGAACCTCCTCGACTAACTGATGAAATCTTGTTACAGTTTTAGACTTACTCCTCCATAAGTGTAAGAGCATTCCAGCCGTTGAGCCTTCGAGGAGCACTTCCATGGGACACGAGAACGAAAACAACCGCAGCACCGCGATGACGCCAGAACTTATCGCCATGATTACCGCATCCACATCCGCCGCTGTGAAAGAGGCGATGGCAGGCGTGGCCGTATTAATGGGCAGTATGGTGAAAGATTTGGCACTGACGCCTGAGAAGTTGCGCGAAGCCAACAAGCCGTATGTAGACCCTGCCGTCGCGCACCGCGCCCTCCGCGAGAAAATGAAATTCAAGCAAGAGGAAATTGACAACGCCGCCGCCCGCCGTAAGGCCCGCGAGATGTGTCCCCACAAATATAAAAACGGCCTCGCATCGATTGGCGTCGTCCGTAACTTCCCTGGGAATGTTCCTCGGGGAATCTGCGTGCAGTGTCATGAATGGTTTTACCCAAGAGAATGGCGCATCTCGGCGCCTACAGACGAGCATCCCGAAGGTGTGGCCGCCGTCGTTGATATGCATCCGAAGTATCAACTTGTCTGGGATGCCATCAACCAGCAAGAAGGGTAAAGGAAGGTTTTAGACTTCCTATTCCATAAGTGTAGGGCCTAGCACATTGCAGGCCCCCGTTGGTTCCCAACGGCAAAAGGAAAATATCATGTCGAATTCTTCTAAGGGATACACTTCATCTTTTCGTGGATCGCCCGCGCCTGGCGCGTACTTCGAAATTTTTGCCACGGACTTCGGCACTTCGTCTCCCACACCTGCGGTATTAGGGTCGGCAGGCGCATATGCCCTGCTCGCATACAGCGGCATCACGAACACAGGATCATCTGTCATCAACGGCGGCAACATCGGGTCAGCTTCCGTTCCCGCAACTTTGAGCGGAATGATTCTCGTTCCCCCAGCTTTCATCGACAACGCGGACTCTGCGGCGGCTCGCACGGCTGGGCTGGCAGCGTATACCACGCTTGCTGCATTGACCTTCGTCTCGTTGAGCGCAACGACTGTCGATCTAAGCACTGCAGGAGTCGGCAGCACCAACGTGTACATCCCAGGCAACTATTCCGCAGGCTCTTCGATGACGATGTCCACAGGTATCGTATTGAACGGTCCTGGCGTGTATATTTTCAAGGCAGGCTCCACAGTCAATTTGGCCTCGGGTCAATCTGTGACTCTGACGAACGGCGCAACAGCCGATAACGTGTTCTGGTTGGTTGGCAGTTCACTCACGACTGTCGCAACCTCGAATATGGTTGGAAACATCTTGGCCATCACATCCGTGACACTCGGCGGCGGAACTCTCGTCGGTCGCGCTTTGGCGGTCGGCAGCGGCAACGGCGCAGTTACTATCTCGACGGCGACGAATGTCACGTCATCCAGCGGCGCTTTCGTCGCAGGAATTCAGAATCCCCTTCCTCTCGTGCCCGCAGGCAGCACGGCAGATTTCGTCGCAATCGTTGCGAACACAGGCTCGCAGTGGAAAGTTCAAAAGTCGGTCAAGTTCGCCCGACCGAACGGAACCACAGAGACTGCTGGAATCGTGATTGACGGAATTGACTGCATCGCTCCAGTTTACCCTGGAACCGCGACGGTTGTGGCAGCCAGTTTCAATCCCACATCGTACATCGTTCTGAACGGATATCTGTTCGGTGCCACGACGGGCGGAACAACGGCGGCAACATTCATCGGGTTCAGCAAGTTCAACACCGTCAAGGGTGCGACTACAACTGACGGAACGGTGGTCTGGACTTCATTCGGCAAGGCGGCTATCGTTCGCATCCGCTTCGCGAACGTGAGTATCGCAGCCGCGACCCCAGTTGCACAAGAATACGATTTGTGGGAAGCCTAAAAAGTTTGAGCAAAAAGGGACAAGACCATGGCTGGATCAATCGGATATAACACACGCGCATATGTTTCGAACGCTCCTGGCGCATTCGCTATCGTTATTCTTCCTACCGATGCGCGAGGCGGCGGCGGTGCGAACGCGCAAGACCCGCTCCCCTCTATCGCGGCAAACGCCACGGCGGACTATTTTATGAAGGTGGGGAACGAAGGCGCGCAGTGGAAAGTCGGCAAGACCGTCAATTACATGCACTCCGACGGGCTGGCCGAGACCGCAGGGATTATTTTCGGCGGGCTTGATTGTGTCGCTCCTGTGTACCCTGGGTCGGGTGTGGTTGTGGCAACTGGCGCGTATGCGGTTCTGAACGGGTATTTGTTCAAAGCCACGACGGGCGGAACGACCGCAGTAAAATTTATTGGATTCAGCAACTTCAACACCGTGAAGGCCGCGACGACGACTGACGGAACCGTCGTATGGACCTCGTTCAGCAAAGCGGCTCTTATTCGCGTACGGTATGCGAACGTGACATCAGCAGGGCCTCTGACGCCTGTTGCGCAGATGTGGGAACTGTTTCAAGACTAAGGGCATATGCCGACGAAAAAAGATTCCGCCGTTTCACCTCTGTCCGCGAAGCCTGCGGATTTGGCTGCGGCTCAAGCTACGCCAGGAACCAGCACCAGCACAGGCGGCGCTACTGCTACCCGTAACACAGGGGCGGCGACGGGCGGCGCGGTAACGATTACGATTTCTGGATCAAGCAGCACAAGTACCAGCACCGAGACTTCCACCGAAACCGAGACCACGGGTTCAGGAAAAGGTGGCGGTAAGGGCGCGGGGAAGCCCGCAGCAGGAAAAGGTGGAGGGAAAGCCACAGGAAGTGGCGGTCCCGATACTGGCGACAAGCGTCCGCATGTTTACAACATTACGGTGAATTCGACAGGCCAGAGCGGCAACGCGGTCGATAGCGATAAGAACGGCGGGCAGGATACAGCCGCCAAGAAAAAATCTCAGACCGCGCACAAAGGCATCAGCGGTTTAGCGAAGCCAGGCAAAAACGCCCCGGCCCCAAAAGTTTCAGGCAGTAAAATCTAAACGGAGGCAACACCAATGAGCGATACACAAACACCCGTCGCGGCGACAGCCGTTACGGTTCAAAAGTTGAATGCGATTCAACTGATCGAGCAGGAACTTGCAGGATTTTTCAAGCAGGCGGAAGTGGCGGCCAAGCAAGCGGAACAGGCTGTTGCCAACGTGCATGCCATCCAGGGCGCGATCCAAGGCACCAATCTTCTGCTGAGCAAGCTGAAGACCGCCGCTCTCGAAGCCGAAACCGAAGCCAAGAAACTGGTTGGCGACGTTGAAGCGGGCATTCACATCGTCGAAGAGAAACTGTAATCACGATCTTCCACTTTCACCCTCGTGCTGCTCACACGGCGGGATAAAAATGAAAGCTGGATGCTCCGAACCTCCCCGCCACAGGCTGACCCCTTGGCGGGGATTTTATTTAAGACTCAGCATTCCATAAGTAGAGGGGTCTGTGGTAGAATAGAAGCATGGAATTCTACTCATACCTTTGGATGCGGGAAGATGGGACGCCGCGATATGTCGGCAAGGGGACAGGTAAGCGCGCGTTCATACGCGGCAGCCATCACCTTCGACCGCCGAAAGATAAGTCTCTGATTCTGATTTTTCCTGCAGCGACCGAAGCAGAGGCCATCGCGTCCGAGATAGTGATGATTGATTTGTTCGGACGTAAAGACCTTGGTACTGGATGCCTTCGGAATTTCACCGATGGTGGAGATGGAGTTTCAGGGCTCGTCCACTCGGAAGACGCCAAACGGCGAATGAGTGTTGGGCACAAAGGTCGCCCGAGTTGGAATAAGGGGATTCAGCCGTCCGAAAGTACGCGAGAGATCTGGCGAGCGCAACGCAAAGGACAAAATAAAGGGGTCCATCGTCCCGCGCATGTTTTGGTTGCGCTGCATTCGCCAGAAGCTATCGCAAAAGGGGCAGCAGCGAGAATCGGACAAAAGCGGTCAATAGAAGCAAAACAGAAAATGCGAGTCGCAGCGTTCGCAAGAGAAGCACGAAAAAGAGAATTAAAATGCCAAACTTCAATCTCACCCCAAATGTGAACGCCACCACCACTATTCAGGCAATGGCAGATTCTCTGAAAATTCATACAAAATTGCAGAATTTTTTCAACGTCGGCGGCATTGACGGTCAGCCGATGTTGCGTTTGTGCGACAACGTCCAGCAGATGCTTCTGACGAAGCGCATGCCCTGGAAATTCAACCGCGTGAACCTCGGCAGCAACAACCCCGCCGAGAACCCGCATTTTTTCATGACTCAACAGGGATTTCAAGATTTCAAGTTCGCTGGCGCATCCTGCTTCACGCTTATCAACAGCACGACCCCAGGCGGTCAACTTCCTGCGGGCGGCGCGGGCGTCGACCTGAACCCAGGCGTCTACGCAAACGGGAACGCGCGCATTCGTTACGGGACGTTCAATGGAGGAAACTCCTATGGGCCGATCAATAACTGGCAAACGGCGGGGATTATCTTCGATCCTGTTGCTGGCACTTTTACTGTACAGTTTCTGGACCCGCATCCATTCCGCGACGGCAACATCGGTACATCCGAAGTTTTGATTTCTGGCGTCGTGAATCCCGCGTACAACAGCACATTCGAATATAATCAGCTAACCCAAACCAGTCACTGGGAAGATTTCTATACGATCATCTCTATCCCTGACCGCTTTCATATCGTGCTGCAGGGAACACCCGCCCACTCGGGGGGCATCACCAATATCTCGGCGGCAGGTGGTGTGACGACGGTTCAAGTCGCGCAGACCATGACACCTGGCGATATCATGACATTCACAGGCATCACGACGAATTCTGGGCTCAATACCTTATCTGTGATCCTGCTGACGGCCACGGCCACCGCAGTGACGTTTTTGACCCCGTCTGGGGTCGTCATAATCAACGGCGGCGACACAGGAACGATTTTCGCGGCTCCTTCAGGCGCGCCTGGGATTTGGAATCTTGGCTGGGTTGAATCAGGCGCCGTCGTCGACATCAACAACCGAAGTTTCCCTCTGCCCGTCACCCCAGTAGATGCGGTGCATCGGATTGCGCCTGAATACACTTCGACAGGGGACGAACTAAACGTCTCATGCGAGATTGATTTTGGCAACGGCGTCGTGAAGTTCAGACTCTCGCAGCCCGTCAGCACATATCCGTTCGCGTTCAATATTGTGTATCAAGCGAAATCTCCGAAGTTCACGAGCGGGCAAAGTGTGTTCCAGTGGCCTGATGATTATTCGTTCGCGCTGTTCGAGTTGCTGTTGTGGCAGGGGATGCGGTTCGCGTACGGAATCACGTCGACGGAAACGCAGGCGCAGATGCAGGTTGCGATGATGGCGCTGCAGTCTGTCCTCGCCGCCGAAGACCGCGAAGATAACATTATGGCTATAACACCTTTAAGAACTTTAATGTGATGACAGGAAAGTAGACTTATGATACCATAAGTGTGGAGGGTATCATGTTCATCTACGTCATCGTTTGCAGTGAGACTTTGAAGATTTACATCGGGCAGCATAAAGGTAATAGTTTGCAAAAGTACCTGCAGACCAAATTGTCGGACGCCAAGCACCGCAGGGGAGGCAGGTCGCACCTGTTCGGCGCAATGCGAATGCATCCGAGCGATGCGTGGAGTATTCATCCGCTGGTGCAGGGGGTCGAGACACGACAAGCCCTGGATGAGATGGAGAAGCACTTCATCCGTGCGTTGAACACTCAGAATTCTGAAGTCGGCTACAATATCTGCCGAGGTGGCGAGGGGTTTACTGGACCTGCGTCGGACGAAACGAAGAACAAGCACAGTGTTGCTATGAAGGCGTATTATGCAGCGGGCGGTCCATCCGCAGCAGCGCATCGGCAACAGTCATCAGAGAGAGGTAAAAAGTTTAAGCATACCGCCGAAGCAGTTGAGCGGATACGCGCCGCCAACACAGGAAAAAAACATTCTGTGCAGGCTCTTCAGAAAATGTCCGCCGCTCATAAAGGGCAGCAAGTTGGCGCAGATAACCCATTCTTCGGGCGACAGCACTCCGAAGAAACGAAACGAAAGAACGCAGATGCGCATCGTAAACCCGCTTCTGCGGAAACGAAAGCCAAAATGGCAGCATCGCAGCGTGCGCGACAGGCGAAGATAAGACTTTTTGTTCCATAAGTAGCACAGCAGAGGATACGTTTGTGATAACTTTAACCAACGGCCACATTCAATCCGCAGCGAGCCTTTTTGTTCCGAACGGAAGCATCGTCTTCCAACTAAATTTGGATGCGACCGTGATTGCGGCCCCTGGGGGATTTGTTGCGGCGGATATTCCCGTCGTGTTTCAACTTGACGCAAACGGTGATTTAATCCAGCCTGCACTTTTGTATTCAAATGAAGAGTTGAATCCGCAACTCTCTCCCACGTTGTTGGGAACATATTATCTCGTGACCGTCTATACACAAGCAGGTGCTCGTGTCAACGCGGTCCCGTTGTGGTGGCAATTTCCAGAATCGTCGGGCGCAACAGTTGACATCAGTCAGATGATTGCGATTTCGACCATAGGCGGGAACGTGATCTACTATCCAGTAAATTTTAGTGGTGGCGGCGGTGGTGGCGGTTCAGTCACCAGCGTGGCGTTCGTCGGCGACGGCACCATCTTTTCCGCGACACCTTCGACCCCTGTTACCACAGCAGGCGATATCGCGGCCACACTCCTGACGCAAAGCGCAAACACCGTTCTCGCTGGCCCAGTCTCAGGCATCGCAGCGTTTCCAACATTCCGCGCGCTTGTCGCGGCGGATATCTCTGGCGTTATCGGCGGCACGATTGCGGCGACTCAAGTCGCATTCGGCTCTGGTGCAAACACTATTCAGGGAAGTGCCAATCTCACCTATGTATCTGGTGGGCCATTAAACATCAACTCGAATAACACAGGGCCAACCAATGTCACTGGCGCTGTTCTGGCTCTGACGAATACGTTGGGGACTTCGACTGCGTATATTATAAAGGACGCAGGAAACAGTCTCATCCTTCGTAACGACTCTACACTCATCGAGTCTTTGGGAAAGATTACCTTCAATGGTGCTAATGGAACAATAAACATCACAGCAGGTAGCAACGGACCAGGTATAAACCTGCAAACCACCGCTGTCGCTCCGATGGGCGTCGGCTCTGTCAAGATCGACACCAATCAAACTGGCTCTGGAATCCACGGACTTCAGATTACCAATAATCTAAGTAGCGGCATCGTGCTGGATACCGACATCAGTGCAATACATTTCTTTGGGATAACTTCAGGGGTTGCAAGTATCGGAGTCGCCGCGATTGCGGGAACTCCGAACGAGATTTTACTTCCGACGACCACGGGAACTGCGGGACAGGTTCTTATTACTGATGGCGGAAACCCGCAACAGGCGAGTTGGGCGAGTGGGACAACAACAGTTGCTGCAGGGACGGTCGCGCTCGGCACAGCGGCAATTCCATCAGGCACTGCGGCTACGCTCATCACGATTTCAGCCCCAGGAGTTTTGACGACCGACAACATCATGGCCGATTTCAATTCCGACCCGACAGGCGTCGTCGGCTATCAACCGTCCGCGAGCGGCATGCTGACAATTATTAAATTTCCGTCTGTAGGCTTCGTGAACTTCTACGTTGTGAACAACACAGGATTGTCCATCACGCCTGGCGCGATCACATTGAACTACCGCGTGGTGAGATAATGTCACAGACGTTCATTCAGGCGCTTGCGGTCAGTGAAGTCACTACTCCCACGACTAATCGCACCTTCACCGCCACCGTAACAGGATGCCTTCTGTTTGCGGTCTGCAGGGTAGCTTCTTTGGGGGCGGTTGCGGGCACTCTTACCATGGCTGATGATGGCAACGGTGCGTGGACGGCTCTACCTCCCATTCCAATATCAGGAACTTCTGAATATCTTCAGGCTTTTTATTTTCTTAACAGCGCAACAGCGAACCCTACGGTAACTCTCACCAACACAGGAGGCTCGGTCGGAACGCAATGGATAGTGATGATTATTGCAGCTTGGTCAGGTGCTAATTTCATAAACAACCATATAGAGGGAACAGTTTCGTCTACTCTTACGCCCACGAGCGGGAGCGTCTCCCCGACCAACATATCAGTTGCTATAGGGTATGGGGGGCTCACTTCTTTTAATCCATCGATACCTCAAAACTGGGACAACGGTGTCGATACTTCTTATACTGTCCGCGACACCGTCCCAGCCGTCTATGGTCTCTACAGCAAGGAAAACCAGGGACCAGGGACATACGGGTTTACCGCCGAGTTTGACGGTTCGGCTCAATTATCTGTAGCAGGGCTCGCCACCTTTTCAGCCACCGCGTCGTCCTCATTTGTTCCCCAAGTTGGAGCGTTTCTGGTAGGAATTTAAGACTTCTTCTTCCATAAGTAGAGACCTCGGTCTCATCCAAATTTATGGCGCGCAAGATATCCCAATCCGATCCCGCATTGGCGATAGAATTCTTTCTCACAGGATTCTATACCTTCCGCTCACAACTGTTTGCGCCCTTCAAACCTATCGGCGTCAACGTCGTGTCATACCACGACCCAGTGATTGACGGCGCGAACATGGAGAACACTGACAAGTATGAATGGCAGCGTCGCCCTGGGTTCTCTCGATATTGCCCGACACTCTTACCGTCGACGGAAATCATCAACCAGTTTTATTTCTTCAGGAATTTGGACGGAAACGTCATCGATTACTTCGATTCCACCGCTAGGCTGGCGTCGTTTACTCCGACAGGTGTGGTGACGGTTGTCCCGAAAACCACCATCGCGCAGGGGTACATCTCAACGCTCGGCAATATGACATATTTCTCGGACGGCGCGCCTCAAGACTACGCAAAGTATGACGGGACAAACGTCTCATCGTTTGGGCTCGCGGCGCCGACGTTCACACCGACTTCAACGGGCATGGGATTCTGGTATCCGCGTGAGTTTTTCGATATCAATGACCCTATTCAGGACCCGAACGGAAACATCGAAGCCGTCTCCGCGATTCTGATTCCAAACGGCAGCGTGGAATCTCCGAACTCTTTTACGAATTTGCCGCTGGCAGGCGGTGTCGGAACCTGGGTGAGCGCCTCGGGCGGTACGGTTTCCTTGACGCTCGCGTCTCCTGCATTCACCACCTATTTACAGATGTACGACTTCAACCTGAATATTCCTTCAGCGGCGATTATCGACGGCGTCCAGGTCATTGTGCCGAAAACGGTCAGCAGCGGTGTCGCGAACGACCACGCCGTACAACTGGTTGTAGGCGGGGTTGCGGTGGGTTCGAACCTTGCCGAACCGCCGCCGTGGAGCACGACAGCATTTGCAACGCAGGTATATGGCGGCCCTACCATTATGTGGGGACTAACCTTGACCCCCGCGCAGGTGAATGCACCTGGCTCTGGTGGTTTCGGTTTCGCTATCTCAGCGAATATTTCTAACACGACGGGATTTAACTTGGTGCAGAGCGGGACGGCGAATACAGAGAACGCCGCGACGGTAGTTTACCCCTTTCCGAATCCAGTCGCCGCAGGTAATACGTTGATTGTCGGGGTTCACACTTTCGATGAAATTATCACGGCGGTCACGGATAATCGCGGGAACACCTACGTGCTCGCGGCCAGCGTGTTTGATGGCGGTCTACACGCCCATTACGTCTATGTGGCATCCAACGCGGTGGCGGGCGCGACCACCATTACGGTGACGGTGCATCAACTTCACTCTAACAGTTTCACCAGCATCAACGCTCATGAATTTCGCGGGATTGTGGCAGTATCACCCGTGGAAACGACGGGCTCGAACGGCGGACCAACATCAGCACCCTTTCTTTCAGGCAATGTGGCGATCACGCACGCCACTGATTTGCTTTTTTCATATGTGTACGGGGGGAACGTCAGCGGTTCCATCCCCGCAGGATACACCCTCGGCAGCAATCAGTCATTTTTCGCCGCGAGCGGAACTCAGAAAACGTCTGCGGCATTTTTTGCGCCAGGAGCAACGGGCTCATTTAACCCGTCATGGAGCACAGGCACCATGGGGATCACCGTCGCCCTCAAATCTGTCGGGAGCGCAACGGTCCTTGTGGGAGTAAGCCCGCCAGTCGGAACTATCATGCGGGTTTATTATCACCTGCCCGCAGGCACGGGCCCTGGGTTCACTGGGCCGACCGAACCAATTTGGCCTACATCTATCGGCGGCATCGTCAACGACGGCGGAATTCAATGGACAAATTACGGTCCTGTCGAAGTCTGGTATCCGCAAACAAATTATCCAGTGCCTGTCGTGGTGTTGGACACGAACGGAAATTTGCAGCGCGCGGTTACCGCCACAAGTCCTGTACAGCCGTGGAATGCGGCAACTGGATATACTGTCGGGCAGATTGTTTCTTTCGGTGGGGGTTTTTGGATCAGCGTGTTGGCGGGAACCAATACAGGTGTTGCGCCGAGCAGTAATTATACGGTCCTGGTTGGGGGGACGACAACAACTCCATATTGGGCGGTGGCGTCGAATCCCGCCGTCACAGGAGCCATCGCTCCAGTATGGAATACAAACGCCAACCCGCTGTTGGGCAGCATCACGACCCAGGACGGCAGCTACACCTGGACCAACCTCGGGCAAGGTTCTCCGCTCGCGAGTTTCGGATATGCGTACGTCTACGCTTTCCGAACGGTGTACGGGCACCTGACAACAGCCAGCCCATTCAGCAACAACACTGGCGCGATTCTCGGACCACTGAACGGCAGCATTCAGTCGTTCTCCATTACTGCGAACGTCGCGACGTTTTTCGGCAGCAACAACTTTATCCCTGGGAACATCTTTACGGTCGAGGGGTTGACGACAGGCACTTATTTTAACAACCAAATATTTACTGTCCTGACCGCGCAGCCGTCCTCCAGCTTTCCTTTGACCTCGACGCAAATCAGCGGCGGTACTACTCTAACCGTCAAAGCCATCAATCTTTTAGTCGCAGGACAGAGCGTGACATTCAGTAACTTGACGGACCCGAGCGCAACATGGCTGAACGGGTTGACACTGATCGTGTCGGCGACAGGATTGAGCGGTACGCAGTTCGAAGTGACAGGGACCAGTCCTCCAGCGGGAAACTACGGCCCGACCGCCACGACAGGCACCGTGCTCCTGAACGGAAGCTGGACTGCGACTTTCAACAACGGCGGTGTGTTTGTACCATTGACTTCGGATTCTGGTACTGCGGCTCCGCTTATCTCAACCATCACGGGCCAGGGCACATCTTTGCTAGACGGCCAGGGATTTCCGTTGTGCAATTCCGTTGCGACTATCACAGGGTTCTCGGTGACCGCGAACATCCTAACGATTTTCGCCAGCAATAACTTCCAGCCTGGCATCTGGGTCACTCTCGGCGGCTTGACTACCGCGACGTTTCTGAACGGTCAGCAATTCCAAGTCATCGCGGTAGATCAGTCGCTCGGAACTCAGAACACATGGTTCCAAATCTTTTTTACGACCTCCGACTCGGTGCAGACGCTCGACGGAGGCACAGCTACATTCAACGCGGTGGAAATATATCGTCTGTCGGATGGCGGCGGAACCTATTTGTTTGATGGCGCGGTCACGAACCCAGGCGCAGGAATTCAGTGGACCTTCGACGACTTTGTCATCGATCCTGATCTGGATATTCTTTTGATTGCTCCATTGTTCCATCAGAACGACCCGCCTCCTGGCGCACCTGGTTCATCCATTCCGCCGCTGGGCAAACCTGTAGGTACTATCAGCGTATACTGGCAGGGACGGCTCTGGATGGTTGACGGAAACTATGTGTATTTCGATTCAGGACCAGATTGCACGAACGGTATTCCCGAGGAAGCGTGGGCTCCTGGGAATCGATTCAAGTTCTCAGGACCTGTGCTGAATCTGCAGCCAACTGCGGACGGCATCGGGATGCTTGTTTTCTTGGCCGACCGCGTGCAAGCAATTCTCGGCGGACCTGAGACTATCAGCTTCTACGCTACAGATTTTTTGAGCAACTTCGGCGTTTCCAGTACGAACGCTGTCTTCCGCGACGGCTCGATTATTGGTTTGTTTACCACGCAGAAGCAGTACTTTGAATTGCTGGGCGCGCAGAAAGAAGATGTCGGGCTACACATTTCGGATTACTTGGCGACGAACGTCAATCCCGCCAAAGCGTATGTCACACTGCACCGTGACGGAACCGATGTGGGTTTATTCATCAGCAACGGCATAGACCGCATTTTGCGCTACGGGCCCAACGTCCCGTCATGGAGCGTTCCTGCGTTCCCATTATTTGGAGTGGGCGCGTTGAAATCGGTAGAGACATCGGTTGGAATTTACAGTTTACTGTTAGCGACGCCCACGGGCGGGGTGCGTCCATCAAATCCGCAATTAGGGGTTGCAGCTACCTATGCCCTTTTGGCGTGGAGCGGAATTACCAACACAGGCAGCACCGTGATTACGGGCGGCAACATCGGTTCGAGCCCGACCACAACCATTACAGGATTTCCTCCAGGCGTGATTATGTCCCCTGGGATTATCGACAACACCAACGCCGCAGCAGCGCATACGGCAGCGGTCGCGGCATACGCGCACTATGCGGGGTTGACATTCACCTCGCTCGGGACGGCTGTGAATTTGGCGACAAGCGGGAACGGCGCAAACAGCCACACATACCTTGCTGGAAACTATAGCTCGACATCCAGTTTCGATATCCCGAACACGTTCGGCGGCATCGTTCTGGACGCGCAAGGAAATGCGAACGCCCAGTTTGTGTTTTTCGCTGCGTCGACGACTACCCTCGAAGGCGGCTCGACCATCGCACTTATTAACGGCGCTCTCGCAAGCAATGTCATTTGGGTGGTCGGGAGTTCTTTCACATCCGTTGCTTCTTCGATGATGGTGGGAACAATCTTGGCGCAGATTTCTATCACGCTGGGCGGCGGCACTTTTAACGGGATCGCCTTGGCGGGGCTCGGCGGAAGTTCTGGCGCAGTGACAATCTCTACCGCCGAAATTATCTCGACAGGCAACACCCAGGCTCAATTGGACCAGGGAAACTATATTTACTCAAGAGATTTACAGTCGTGGGGTGATGGTAATACGTCGCTTGGGGCGAATGATGGCACCCCATATGCTTTGTGCGAAATCGTGATCGGTTCGATAACTCTGTCGCCTCTGGGCGGGCGATTGTTCCCGTTGCAACATGTGATTGGATATTTTGATGCAGTCGGCACGCTCAATCATGGCGGACCTAGTTTCCCTGATATTTGGATTTTGCCCAACGAAACGTCGCCTACAACTCCCGTGCCGTTTGTCTATTTGCCTGAGATTGTGCAGGAGCCGCCTATCGGCCAAAACAATCCGTCTTCATCTATTTTGGCGTTGAGGTGGAATGTCTCGATGGTAAATAGTACACAGATGAGTCAGTATATTCATCACATGCAGTGCCGCGTCCGATTCGAGCCAGAAAACGCGCCGTCGACAATTAAGGCGCTGGCGTTCGGTGAAGATCAAAGTGTTTGACCTAGGAAATAGACTTATGATATCATAAGTAGATGGAGGTCGCGATGTTCATCTACGTGATAGTCAACTCGGAAACACTGAAGATTTATGTCGGTCAGCATAAAGGCACGAACCTGCAAAAGTATTTGCAGACGAAGCAATCTAACGCGTGCCATAACTCTGGGACTCGGTCACACCTGTTCGCGGCGATGCGAAAGTACTCAAAAGAATCGTGGAGTATTCACTCGCTGGTTTCCGATGTCGCGACTCGCGCCGAACTGGACGAAATGGAGCGCCACTTCATTCGGGTACTGAAGGCGCAACACCCTGACGTTGGTTACAACATCTGCGACGGCGGTGAGGGGTTTACGGGTCCTCATTCAGATGAGTCAAAACAGAAACTCAAAGACACTATTCTAAATCGTGATCCCGAAGTCGAAGCAGAGCGACGAAGGAAGATAAGCGAGCATGCGAAAGTTTTTATGGTTGGGAACTCTCGCGGGGCGGGGAATAAAGGGAATCATTACCCGAAATCCGAAGAGTTTCGTCGGCGAGTGAGTCAAACGCTTAAAGGGAGAATCCTTCCTGCAGAGGTTTACCGAAAGAGCGGCGAAAGTCGTCGGGGTCTAGTTTATAACCTCGGGAATAACTGGAACGTAGGGCGCAAGCAGTCTCAGGAGACGATAGAAAAACGCAAAGCATCCAATGCGGGGTTCAAGCATTCGAACGAAGCAAAGCAAAAAATGAAGCACCCGAAGAGTCTTGAAACGCGTCAGCGAATGAGGGATGCACAACAGGCTCGCAGATCGAAGGAAAAATCATGAACAAAGAAGCTGAAATCATCCGCGCAGTTGTCCACCCAGGAGCAAATACAATTTCTCCTGTGATTTGGCCTGCCGACAGGCAGAAATCTCAGCAGATTGAGCAAACCAAGGTAACCGCGCGCCCGCAAGCAGTGTTTGCTCTGCCGACCACACAGCCCGCGACTGCGGTCGTTGCGCCGCGCACGACACCTCCCGCTGTGACTAATGTGCGGGTTGTGACGCGGAAAGCCATCGCGGGTCAGAAAACGGTCACGATTCAGTTTACGCATCCGAGCAATAGTCCATACTTTCAAGGCGCCTCCGTCTATTTGAAGCGGGCAGGAGGGCAGCCGACGCAAGTGGCGTCAGGAGCCAAATCGCCACTCACTTTTACTGTGCCTGTGAATGCGGCTGCTCACGCGATCCACGTGACCAGTTTCGGGCCAGCAGGGGAAACAAATATCTTAACTTCGCCGAGTCACCCTGTCAGACTCATTTAAGACTTTCTAAACCATAAGTAGGGAGCAGTTTATGAGCGAAACACAAGGCTGGCAGTTTAGGTTGGCGGGTTCTGAAGACGCTGAATCATTCACTCTATGGACTTTATCGAATCCGCAGATTGAACCGAAGGATATCGACGCGGCTCAAAAGAAAAACAACCCGACGGTTGTTTATTTTGCGGCTGAAAACGCTGAAGGGAAAGTGGTTGCATTTGCGCCCGTCTATATGCAAATGATTTTGGCGCATCTCGTTTTCAATCCTGAGAGCACGAACGACGACAGGAAACAGGCGATGGAGGGGATGTTGAATGTAGGCGTCCACTACGCCCTCGAACTAGGCGTCCGAGAAATAGTGGTGATGAGCAAAGAAGAGTACGGCGTCGCGAAGTGGGCGGTACGACAAGGGTTTGAGTTGGACCCTAGGCAACTTTTTAAATTGGACCTTAACAAATTGGTAGCGGCAACAAAGGAATAAAAAATGTGCTCAGGCGGGAAAGTCCAGCAGAATGACCAGGCACTCCAAGATGCAAATCTTGCAGCGAATACGAATTTTTTAAATGACGCAAAAACGTCGTTTTCCGAACAGCAAGCGATTCAAGCGAAGCAGACCTTGGTCGCGAATAACATGATTACGAATCCGATGGGATATACGAATGCATCATTGGCGATTCAGAGGACAGGCGTTAATGAAAATTTTGCACGCGCCGCAAAAAATGCAATCGGCAGCGCAGCCGCAGCAGGCGCGCGATACGGCAGCGCGGATATTGGCGGCGGGCCGACGGGCGCGATGGCGGGGCAGATCGCCACAGAAGCATCTCTGGGAAAAGCAGGCGCTCTTTCCAGTATTGACGCCAACAACGAAGCGTTGAAGCGTGAGAACATGATGGCAGGGATACAGGAACTGAACCAGGCAGGCGGCGCGGCGCAAGGCGCAGTCGGCGGCAGCACCACAGGCGCAGGGACGACAGGCGGCGATACAGTGAACGCAGGTTCAGGTGTATTGGCTGCGAAGGAATCAGGCTATCAGGAAGTTGGCAGCGTACTCGGTGCCGTCGGCGGCCTCGTCACCGCAGGCGCGGGTATTCCAGGCGTACAAGTATAAAAGGATTTTTATCATGCCCGACACAGTGAACATAAAAAAGGATTATTCTGCTCTCAACGAACGTCTTGCAAAATTGTTCGATGAGTCGGGCGTGCGCAGAAGTTTTACAGTTCCGTATTTGCAAGGTCAGGAAGCAAAAGATCACATCGATGCGGTAGGTGTGGCGTCCTCACAGAATGGTGGTTTGGCGGGGAACCTTTTGACATCTCATCATACTGCGGAAGGGAAAGGGTACGGGTCGGGGGATGGATCGACAATCGGACATCCCGCAGAGAAACTTCGTCAGACGATGATTCCCAAGGATGACAAAAACGCCCAGACTGTGATCGATGCTGCTCAGAAGTGTGTGACGGACTTCAAATTCTTGCTGGGCGATGACGACCCGACTGTGCAGACGGCTCAGGGGCATCTAAATTTGGTCAAGAAAACTTTTGGGTCGGGCATGAGTTTACAGGATTTTGGCGTCCTGATGATTCAAATGATGAACAAACCTATGCAGGCCATTGCGCAAGCCCATTCTGGCACCAAAGATGGGGGCCACTCAGCGCAACTGCGCGGACCTGAAGCCCAGCAGGGTCAGGAAGCACCAGAAACCGCTCAAGGCGGGGCTCAATCTGCGGACGAGACTTCGGAGGCACCCGCCGCGCCAGAATCGCAGGGCGCGCCTCCTGCGGCTCAAGCGGCAGCCCCAGGACAGGAACAAGGATAATTTATGCCCGACCCCATCAACCCGAATCTCTCCAGCATGGTGCAGCCAGGAACCGCCAGCGGACCTATGCCCGCTCCCGATAACTCGGTCACATCTGGCGGCGCACCTATCCAAGCGCCTGATGTGCCCAACACCCCTTTGGCTAATCAAACGGCTCCGAACCCAAACGCGATTAATCCTGCGAACGCTCCTGCAGCACCTGCCGCGCCCGTCAAACATGCAGTTTTGTTAAAAATGGTCACCTCGTTGGCTGATGGACTTTCAGCGGCTGGAGCTTCCTTTGCTACCCATGGGCGCGAGGGCGGCGCGGGGATGGTTCAACAATTGGAAGGGCAACGCGCAGAGCAACAACAACGTGCGGTTGCGGCCACACAAGCCCAGAAAGACGCGGAACTTCGCAACAAACTGACGACCGCACAAACCAACCAAGCGAACATTAATAATCACATACTGACCGCCACAATGCCTGATGAAATTTCCCTGTCACACATGAAGGTGCCCGAAGCCCAGACGAAACTGGCGGGCGAACAGCAAGGGCAGGCCATCACGGGCGCGGACTTCCAAGCGCAACATGGTGGCATGAAGCCTGACGAGTTTAGTCAGGCACTGTCGAGCACGTCACCTGTGAGCGGTGGCGTCTCAACAGGGGTTAATCCATTTTTCGTGAGCCAAGCGAATTCAGTTCTTCGAGCAGCGAAGACCGCGCGGCTGCCTGACGATAATCCAATGGTGCAGAAGTTGCAAGCCGTACTCGCTGACTCGAAGTCAACTCCAAAAGACGTGTTTTTGGCGACGGGCCAATTAGCGGGCGAACAAGACCGTCAAGGCAAAGCGATTGACCAGCGTGTAAAACAAGATGCGGCAATCGCAAACGACCCAGTTTCAAAATTATCAACGCCCGAGGCATTGTCCGCTCCAGGTTCTCAGGCCGCTATCCAAGCGAAAATCGATGACCCGACTACCGCTCCTGCAGATGTGTCTCGACTACATGCACTTCTACCGCAAGCGGCAGTTGCTCAGTTGAACGCAGAGACCATCAAAGCGCGCGAAGCTCGCACTCAGCAAATCGTGAATCAAGGCGACCCGACAGAGGCTGGTCGATTATTGGCTGATCGCTCGTTAACCCTGTCCGAACTGAAATCTCGGCAGGTTACTCCAAAGTTTATTGCTGACGCTGTGTTGGCTGCACAGAAAGTTGACCCAACCTTTAAGGCGGCTGAATCAGAAGCACAAGGTCGAATTGCCGCAAGCCCCGCCAACTCGCAGTTCTTTGGTAACACTGATTCTTTGCTGGTCAACGGCGGTACGCTAGACCAATTAAATAAAGCGTATGCATCATTAGGCAATACAAAAATTCCCATCATCAATAAGTTGGACAACTTGCGAAAGGCTGCCGTTGGGAGCGGGCCTTTGGCTGCAGCTTATGCTGCGCAGTTGGGCGTTGCCGACGACTACTCGAAAGTTATGTCGGGCGGGACAGGTTCGGATACATCACGTCAACAGGCTCTCGATATCCTGTCTGTCAATCTTTCCCCTGAAGCCCGTCCAGCCGCGATTAGCCAAATTCGGCAGGCTGTCACTTCACAACGTAACGGTCGCGTCGGCACAAATCCGTACATGAAGGATATGTATCCTGATCCATCCACTCGACAAGAAGCCGCAGGGAAATCAGGAACGCAACAGGCGTCTCCGACAGGAGCAACCCACGTTGTTCCAGGTCCTGACGGCAAGAATCACTACACCAATGCAGCGGGTACGGTGGACCTCGGAGTTGCACCGTAATGGCCACTCAATCACAACCTTTGTTCGATATGTCCAAGGCGACGCCTATTGCCGCGTCTCAACCCCTTTTTGATATGTCGAAAGCCACGCCGATTGCGGGCGTAACAGACACGACAGCCGCTCCTGGGACTACAGGAGTTTCGGGATTCTTGAATAAAGTCGGGGAGGGCGGCGCCGAAGCCGCGTCCGATATTTATGGCGCGGTAAAGGGTATGGTTCCTGGCGGTGCTGCAGAAACAGGCGCAGCCAAAACGGTCTGGAATAATCTACCTCCTGTGCAACTCGCGGATAGCGTCAAGCAAACTCTTCCGCTCATTCATGCGTATGAACAATCTCGATCCAAGGGTGCGTCCATAAGCGACTCGCTCGCATCGGTGAATGAAGCCGCTAAACAACATTCGTCCAACATTTCCCAAATCACTCCAATTGTTGACGCATTCAAAGCTAATCCTACCCGCGAGACCGCGCGCGCGTTGCTCGACGCCACTGCAGCGGCAGCTTCTTTGCTGGTTGGTGGGGAAGCTGCTACGCCTGAAGCAGAGGCTGCAGCGACCGCAGCGAAGGCGCCAGCCGTTGCGGCCCCTGAAGCCGCAGGGATGATGACGCGACTGACGAATCCGTTTCGAAAATTATTGACTAGCCCCAAAGAGGCAGGACTTGCCGCGACGCAGGAACCAGGCGCAGCCGCGATTCGTACAGCGACAGGAGCAGCGGTAGATACTCCTATCCGTGCAGGAACAACCACCGCTGCTGATGATCTTTTAGCTAAAGTGGGAATCCAAAAGGATGCCGCTTACAAACAGATCGATGACACAGTGGGTTTTGATTTGAAAGCAGAACGTCAGAAATTGAGCGACACGCAATATGCCATCAAGCAGCCTGGGGCGGATGTTCCGAAATTGAATGCCGAGATGGATATCAGCACAAAACAAATTGCGGAGGCGAACACCAAGCTGCAGGCGGCGGGCATTGACCCGAAAGTAGCGGACAGACTCAACACTTCATGGGAAGCGAACAAAGGATTCAAGAACGATATTGTGAAGTCCACATCTTCGGACGGCAATATCAATGTGAAGCAGTTGCTGAAACGCACTGCGGATTCACGTTTCAATCCGAAGTACGGTGATCGTCTCGCGCAAGCCTTTGGTAAAGGTGATGTGGCCGCAGGTAAACCGATTGCGGAAGCGTATATCAAAGGATTAGAAGCAGCCCAGAAGGCGGGAGTGCAGGCGGTTCATGCCCAAAAAGTTCACCAATGGATTGCTGGCCTGATTGCTCCCGTTGGCGTCGGCGGGTATGAGGGTTTGAAGTGGTGGCTCGGGTCGTAATTACTTCCATATCAGAATCCACGCAATGACCGCCAACATTCCCACGACGGGCCCCGCCGCAAAGATGGCCATCCAGCCCCAGATAACGAATCCTAAGACACTGAGCCCGCCTGCGACGATGCCCACCCATTTCAGGAGTTTCATGAAGTTCGGTTTGTAGATGATGCAGAAGCAGATTATCAGCATGATTGAGAGCACTGTGAGACAGGTCATGTTCGTATCCTCCACACACCAATCCTACCAAAGTCGCTCGGCGCTGTCCATGGTACTAAAGTACCGATTACGGACAGTTGCAGATTCCGTGCTGACGGTAGCACAGTTGGCAGACATGATTGCTGCCGCAGGTGTTATCCGAACAGGGCCATCCCTGCGCCTGCATCGGCAGTACGAATATCGTTGCCAGAATCAAAGCCAGAATGATTTTCATGACTTCCTCCGCAGGATGGCGACTTCGGGTCCGTCGTCGGTCGGGTCGGCAGGTGGCGCCTCTTCAAATCGGGCGTTGAACTGTTCTGCTACTCCGCTGGCGTCATACGCCATCAGTGCAGAAACGATGAAAGTCCTCTCGCTGGAACTGATGATTATTTTGCGTTTCATAGTGCCTCCTGAGTCGATTTTACTGCGCCGTACAATTCCTGCCGCTGATTGATAGCCTTGACCAAATCTTCTTGCGTGGGAAATTCTTTCGTCTCATATCCCTGCGGAAAGTCAGGAATAACTTCGCCCGTCTTCGCATTCACGAACGAGCCCTTCGTTGGGCGCGAGAAGAAACCGAATTTGGTATCTTTCTCGGACGGCTGGATGGTCGCGGTGAAGGTAATCAGGTCGCCCTTCTGGGCGTTCATGAACTGATTCCCCCAGACCTTGAAGCCCGTCAGACCCTGGATCAGAAGTTTTGTGGACATCCCGCTGTCGCCGTAGGAATAGGATTGGCGTTCCACCTGTTTGACGGCCAGGACGCGGCCAGTGATGATGACTCGACCAGTCGGCACAGGCGCAGCGGCCTCTTGCTCGGCGGCGCGTTGCGCGGCGATGATCGGACGCTGCAGAATCTTAGCAAAAAGGGCCTTCATGAAGGTGACGGTCTTGTCGGACATGCTGCCGTACTTGACCAGGCGCGAGACCATGTCGCGGATCGTCCGCTCCTCGTATTGGTCGAAGGCTTGCGCGCGAGTAACTTGGTCGCAGGTGCAAGCAAAGTTGACGGTGTTCTCGCCATTGACCGCGCCCTGTTCGCGGCACTCAGCAGTATGTTTCGGGTACTCGGCGGTGTATATTTCCCAGGCTGTCATGAGCCCCAGGTCGCCGAGAACCAAGATAGCCTTTTTCTTGCCCGCTTGCGCCTCGCGCGCGTTGGCGATGCCGCGCCGAAAACCATTCATGTCGCCGTAGGACATGTCCATTTTCTGGGCGCAATCTTCGCCAGTCTGGATGTAGGTATTGCTTTCGGCGTGGTGCCAGATGCAGAGGTAGCACGCGAAGGCGCCGCAGACGTAGCAGGACCCGCCATGCTCGTGGGTCGAATATCGTCCGCCCGTGCTCGCCATATGCGCGCGGAAGAGTTCGCGCTGGGATTGCAGCATCAGGATAGCTCCCAGGTCGGAACTGCCGATGTAGTCGAACGCCACGAAGGTATAGCCTTCGGGCTTGATGACTGAGGGGCGGTGTATGTCGGTTCTGTTGTTGGTGTCCATGTCCACCATATTACAGATGTTCCCAATTCTCGGCAATAGTACGAAAGTACCGATGTTTAGTACCATCAAAACAAGACTTCTGAATCCATAAGTGTAGGATGGAGTGTGCTATGGAACACTCGCCGATCTGTCCAAATTGCCTCAGTAAGTACCACGACATCCCTGGACTGCTGTACGGGCCTGGGCAGGTGGTCGGGACCAAGTGCGATGATATATGGCACAAGGGGTGGAATTATGACCCGAACAAGTGGGTGCTGACGCCCTTCGACCAGGAATTTTTAGCAGAACAAAAAGTGTCTGCAAGGTGATTTTATGGCTGAACAAAACGGAAACGGAATAAACATCGGGTTGGAAGTTCTGGCGGAAAGAATCGCCAACCTCTCGAAGAAATTGGACGAACAACTCGTGGTGTTAAAGGTTGCGAACGACGCTGCCTTGACCGCCATCTCAGTCGCGAAGACGGACCAAGAACGAACGGTTACCGTCGCGTTCGCGTCGAGCCAACTCGCCATCTCAAAAACAGAACAGTCGCAGAAGGAAAGCAATCAAAAGATCGGCGCATTGGAGAACGAGGTTGTACGTCTCGCCGTAACTCAGGCTCAAACCAGCGGGAAATCTCGCGGGGTCCAAGATATGTACGGTTACATCTTTGGTTTTGTCGTGGCCATTACGGCCATCGCGAGTGTCGTGTTCATGGCGCACAAGTAAGGAGGATGTATGACAGATTTCGAAACCGCTATCATGACTGAATTGTCGGACATCAAGAGCACGTCCGCAAGAAACGCTGCCACGCTGGCGGCGCTGAACGAGCGTCTATTCGATGGCCCGTCCAGCGTTATCACGACAGTCCAGGCCGACATCCAAGAAATTAAAGACGACCGCAAGACGGATGCGCGGTGGGAAAAAATACACAACGTCTTGCATTATTCTCTCACTCCGATAGTGGTTGCGGTGCACGCGACGGCGAGACATCTGGGAATAGATATTTAAGTTGTCGGCGAAGTTTTTGAATTTCAAGCCTCAGTTTTGCAACCACTTCTTCTTGCTGGTGTTTGGATCGATGTACCCACTGCAGGTTTTCGGGCATAAATCCAATCAATCGATCCACGATGTGAAGTTGGTAGGTTTTGTCGGGGCGGCGTCCTAAGTTCGCTATTATCCATTCCGCGCCCGCTCCATAGGACCCACCTTTGTCTGGGTTCCATCCAGCATAAAAAGGCATTCCGCGATAATACTGATCCCCATTTCGAATCAGATGGTAGTGAGTGCGAACTGAGATATGTTCGGAATGCGCAGCAATCCATGGGCGTGATCGTTCAGGGTTTTTAGCGTGTCGAGCACGAGATTCACAACTGCCGCAAATCCCTTTCGCGCGCGCGAGTTTAGGACAACTTGGAGTTATACATACCTTTTTCATGGCCGACTACCCCAAAAAGTTTGTTTTATTTTAGGCACGTCCAATTGTATCACGCTGGTGGGATCGGCGTCAATTAGGAATTGTCGCCCAGACGGGAAATCTACGCGAACCTGTACACCTTTAGCCGTGATTTTTAGGATGGTTCCGTGGTATCCGCTCGCTGGTCCTGTTAAAATTCGAACGAACTGGCCTACACGACACTTCATAATATGTGAAGGAGTGTGCTCCGCTATCATTTTGAGGATGTCGGCATGAGGCACCTGAACGGCGTGCAAGTACATCCCTTCGTCATCGCAGATGGTAGACATTTCCCCCATCCCACGAATCTTCTGCAGCTTGCGCACTATCGCAGGCGTGACGCTTCTTGCAAATAAATAACCAAAAGTGAGTTCGCCCTCGGCGTTCAGCGGAGCGAAAATTTGCGCAGGCTTTTTGCCGAATATTTTCTTACCTTGTTCGCGGAGTGTCGGCATAATCTGCTGCATGCGCCCCTCAGATGAAATTTCCAACATCTCCCACGGCGTGTCGCCGAGCGATTCGGTGCGGTTGAAGGATAGCAGCGACGAGGTCTCAGATGGCGGTGCATCGAACCGCAAAGTCTTGACACGGCGATTTCGTGCCATGCAGCGTTTACTCAACCCCGCACCTGTCAGTGACGCCTGGTGTGTCAAATTGTGAAGATAAGACCCTACTGCTGCAGCACGAAGGTCTTTGCTGGCCGACAAATGAGCGATAGCAGGTCGGAAGATTTTGCGAATGGCGGGTACAGGTGCTCCGAATGATTTGGCGACGACAGCGTAGTTTTGACTGTTGGCATATGCGAGAATCAGGTCCGTCAGTGATCCGTACGGCGTCGATTCTACGCACTCTTTGCGTAGAATGAAGCGGATAACCTCCGCATCTGGATTTGGCCCCAAGACGATCAAGGACCCAAGGGCTCTTTCAATTATTCGCAATGATTGCCATACGCGGGTTTGAATGAACCCATGGACGCGCCCGATGAAACTCTGGGACTTTCCGAGCAACCAATACTCGGCGAACAACTCTTGAAACTCAGGGCGCAGCCGTTCGAGCAACGGCAGCAATTTCTCAGGATAATCCTGCGCGAATGCTTTGAAGTCGATCATGCTGCTGCTTTCAGGTAGTGTCTCGGCGGATAAGTTTGGATTCTCCTCGTGACGATTGAACGCCTCAAAGGACGCCGCGTCAGAAACGTGAGTCATGTAGGAGTCTGCACCGCGCGTGGCGTCTCCTTTGGACATCCGCCTGCGCCAGCAGCCCCAACTCCGTCGCCCGAGGCTGCGCGGGGACCTCCATCCACATGAGCGACTCTTCATAAAGTTCGGTACCCCTTCTTGGTGTTTTTCGCCTGTCGAACATAGAATTGGACGAGAGCAAAGAAGAGTTTCCCGTGCGGGAGATTCGGTTCAGCCACATGGCACATCTCGTGGATCAGAACTTTGTGCCAGCGTTTCGTCGAGGCGTTGATGAAGATAATAGGTAGGACAAAATCCTCATCCCACATTGTGATACCAAAGTTGTTCGGCATCGTATCGTCGTCAATGAATGAAACCATCGCCTTGGGGAGACGGTTCTGCCACAACAATTTATTGAGACGGCGATATTCGACGGCTGGGCTTTGGCTCATTTCCTGATACTACGCTGGCCGAGGACGGCTGTCAACTGTTTTCTGCGAAGTGCCTCTCGATGCCGTTCCTGTACTGTTTGCGTCGGGCGGGTCCAGCCTGCCCAGACTCTTGCGGGACCGCCGCTTCGACGCGGTCCTGCCAACCCTCGACACGGCCAGGAAGTTTCGGCGGGAACAGGAACGCCAGAACGCGCGCAACTACAGCAGATTGATTAATTTTATAACGCATATTAGCCTCTCATTTCGGGATGTGGCGCGGCTCGCTCGCCGTCGCCAGTACCATCGCTTGAATTCTATAACGCCAGCCCGCATCATCGGGTCCATCCTGCGTTGTCGTCGCGCCAGAGCGGTTGAACGTCAGTTCCGAAATCGTTGACATACCCTCGCGGCTCCGCGTCTTCCTTCAGTCGTCGGCGCAGGTCTATCAACACGGCGGTGAAAAATCGGTCAAACCGTTGCTGGTTGGTTTCCATATTTCCTCCCTGTTCCGAATAGCGGATTGTGTTGTCCACAAACAGGACATTTCTTTGGTGCGTCGGCGGTCAACAACTCCAACTTCGGTTGCCCGCTGCAGATGAATCCGACACAATTACGATGTACTGCTGTGATTTCATGTGCGAATGTTGCGGTCATATTTTCTCCTCTTCGGTCGGCCAATCAAGGTTGAAGTTCTGCATCGTGTTTAGGTCGGCGATGTACTCGCCGTACGCGCGGTTGATTTCTTCGCCCTTGCCTGCGACTTGATTCCAGCCGCTACGGTCATGGAAGCCGAAGGTCTTTTGGGCTGCGCGGATTCGCCGCGCGAGATAGATTGCCAGTGATTGTTTTGAGAATCGCATTATCGTCTCACAATCGGCTGACGGATAGAACCGTCAGAGTTATTTTCAAAGCGTCCGTAGCGGAAGCGGTCGCGGACCAGAACAGCAGCGTCGAACGTCGGGTCATAGATATCGCCCGACATTT